TTGTGTGCTTGGTTTCCTCGTAAATTTCTTAATTAGTCCACTAGCCGCAGGTTTCGGCATGGATATCCCCCAAGCTGACACATCTACCATGTTACCAGTGCTGATGGGAATGTTAGGGCTAGGTGGAATGCGAACTTTTGAAAAATCTCAAAGGATAAGTAGAGAAAAATGAGTTTAGAGCTTTACATTTACGATAATATGCTTAAGATACTCAGACAACGGCAAACCTTGGTACAAGAAAGTTTATGTTTTGGCTCTGTACCAGACTTTACCGCATACAAGGAACAGCGAGCAGTATTAGCTGAACTTGCAACATTAGAACAGGAATTAAAAAACCTGCTGGATAAAACAAAGGATCCCGATGAGTAACTTAATTGTTCCCGCGCATTTACAAGAAACAGAAGAAACCCCAACCCCACAAGAAAAACCCACCAAGAAATCTAAAAAACCAAGTATAGCTGACGCTTATGTCAAGCCAGAAGAGAATTTGTCGTTAGACCCTACTAAAATAGATGAGTCTATCAAAGACAGAATGCCACAACCGACTGGTTGGCGCATTTTGATTTTGCCCTACCAAGGAAAAAGAGAAAGTGATGGGGGCATAATGTTAACGAAAGCAACTGTAGAGCAAGAAGATATTGCTACTGTGTGTGGTTATGTTTTAAAAACCGGACCCGATGCTTACAAAGATAAAGCTAGGTTTGAACACCCTTGGTGCAAAGAAGGTGATTGGATTATTTTTGGAAGATATTCTGGAAGCCGTTTTAAAATAGAAGAAGGCGAAGTCCGATTATTAAATGATGATGAAGTTTTAGCCACAATCAAACACCCTGACGATATTGTTCATTTTTAACATGGAGTAGCCCATGCCCGAAGCAGACGAAGCCACATTAGAAGAAGAGCCTAAACAACTTGCTATAGAAATTGAAGATGATAATCCTCCGCAGGAAGCTGCACCCGAAACAGAGCAAGAATCAGAGCCTCAAGTTGAAGCTAAAAAAGAAACTGATGATCTCGAAGAGTACGGTGATAATGTAAAGCGTCGGATTGGCAAAATGACTGCCAAGCTACGTGAGTCTGAGCGTCGAGAAAAAGCGGCAACTGAGTATGCACAAGCCGTTAATCTAGAATTAGAAGAAATGAAAAAGAAAACGGCTACCCTAGACAGGTCGTTTGTTAATGAGTTTGATATCCGTGTTCAGTCTGAAGAAGCATTGTTAAAACAAGAGCTTAAAAAAGCAATTGACACAGGTGACAGTGAGAAACAGGCAGAAGTACAGGTAAGGTTGAGTCAGGTAGCCGCCGATAAAGACAAGGTTACACGGGTTAAAAGACAACAAGAAGCTACCCCACAACCACAACAGTTTCAACAACCACAGGTTAATCCTCTGCAACAGCCTCAAACTGTTCAACAGCCACAGCCCCAACAACAATTAGACCCTAAAGCGAAAGCATGGGCCGAAGAACGGGAATGGTTTGGAAACGACAGACCTATGACACTACTGGCTTTGGCAGAACATGAGTCAATGTTGACAGAAGGCTATGATCCCGATAGCGATTCCGAGACTTATTATGCGGAGTTGAACAAACGAGTAGAAGAAGCATTTCCCCATAAGTTTCAAAAAGATAAGAAAAGAAAAGCTCCTAAAGTAGCTGCGGCTAGTCGAGCACGAGTGAATAAAAACGGTAAAAAAGAGATTGTACTTACAGAATCTGAGGCTACAATGGCCGACAGACTCAATGTTCCCCGTGAGGCATATGCCAAACAAGTCGAAAAACTTAGAACAAGGAGCTAATAATGACAGAATCCGTGAAAGCTGATCAAAAAACTGATCGTAGCCCACGCAATAGCCAATCAAGGCAAAAATCTACTCGGCCTACCGAGTGGAAACCCCCGTCTATGTTAGACGCACCCCCACCGCCGGAAGGTTTTACTCATCGCTGGATAAGAGAATCCACTATGGGTTACGATGATAGGAAAAATGTTTCGGCTCGGTTACGCGAAGGTTTTGAACTGGTTCGCGCTGATGAATATCCAGACTGGGATGGCGAAGTTGTACCTGATGGTAAGCATACAGGTGTACTTGGTCAGGGAGGTCTGCTACTTGCACGTTTTCCTGAAGATTTACTCGAACAAAGAAATCGCTATTATCAAAAACGCACGTCCGAGGCGATGGACGCAATAGATAATGATCTTCTTAGAGAAAACGATTCGCGAATGCCTATCCTTAAACCCGATAGGGATTCAAAAATTGAATTTGGCGGCAAAAAGCCGTCTTAACTGACATTTAGAGGAAAATACAATGGCAAATATAGATGCTGCCTTTGGACTCCGTCCTTATAAAATGCTCGGTGCAGGTGCAAATACAAGCGGATTAGTTTCGTATGCTATTCAAACCACTGCTACAACTGGTACGACTAGCACGATCTATCAAGGCACACCAGTAATACCTCTCGCTAATGGCATGATTGACATAGTGGGTGGAGCATCTGGTGGTACTGTGCCTCTATTGGGTGTTTTTATGGGCTGTGAATACACAGACTTGAACGGAACTCCAACTTTTACCAATAAATATCCGGGAACTGCTGCTGTGAAAGCAAATACGCACGTAAACGGATTAATTGCTGCAAACCCTGACCAGTTGTTTTTAATCAACTGTAATGCGGCTGCGGCAGACGCGATAGTTCACCAGAACGCTGACCTTGCAACAGGCACTAGCGGAAATGCCACAACAGGTATTTCTACCGGTGAGTTGGATGTGGGTACTGCAAACACTACTAATACTCTTAACTTGAGAATTATTGGTTTTGAAGATTCCCCAGACAACGATGATGCTACCGTTGCAGGTAGGTTAGCGGTCGTCCTTCTTAATAATCACTTCTATCGTTACAATGCTAACGGTACTGGTGCTGGAATCTAATAGGAGATTAGGATATGGCTATTTCACGTTCCCAACTCCTAAAAGAACTAGAACCGGGACTCAACGCCTTGTTTGGTTTGGAGTATGATCGTTATGATGATGAGCAAGCAGAAATTTTCGATGAGGAAAGTTCTGATCGTGCTTTTGAAGAAGAGGTAATGTTGTCTGGTTTCGGCCAAGCACCTGTCAAGGGTGAGGGCGCGGCAGTAACTTATGATACTGCTAACGAAGCGTTTACGGCACGTTACACAATGGAAACTATTGCACTGGCTTTTGCTATAACAGAGGAAGCAGTAGAGGATAATCTTTATGATCGTCTATCTACTCGTTATACTCGGGCATTGGCACGTTCAATGGCTAACACTAAGCAAGTTAAGGGCGCAAATGTGTTGAATAATGCATTTGATACGGCAGTAACTTACGGTGATGGTGTAGAGCTTTGTTCTACAGCGCACCCAACTGTGGGCGGTGGTAACTTCGCTAACAGACCTGTTACTCCAGCAGACCTTAACGAAACATCTTTAGAAGCTGGATTGATAGATATTTCAGGTTTTATTGATGAGCGTGGCTTAAAGATTGCTCTACGTGGAATGAAGTTAATAATTCCACCTCAGTTGCAATTTGTAGCTGAAAGACTTCTGGCTTCTAATCTGCGTCCTGGAACAGCAGATAATGACATCAATGCCACTAAGAGCATGGGTATGTTGCCAGATGGCTATGTGGTCAATCACTTTTTGAACGATGCAGATGCGTGGTTCTTGAAGACAGATTGTCCAAATGGCTTTAAGCATTTTGTACGTACACCGATTCGAACCACTATGGAAGGTGATTTCGAGACAGGAAACGTACGATACAAGGCTAGGGAAAGGTACGCTTTTGGCGTTTCTGACCCACGTTGCGTCTACGGGTCTCCCGGAGCGTAAGCGAGTCTTTTGCTTTTTAAGAGGGCGGCATTATTGTCGCCCTTTTTATTTTGGAGTATAGTGCTTCCGTTACCTGACTATTGCATCCCGCGATAGACACTAGCCACGACAGGAGAACACTACATGGCTACTCATTTTAAAGGCCCAATTTTATACTCGGCTGCTCAAAAAGGTTTGGAAAATTTAAACATAGGCGTTTGGCCTGACCAATGCGTTTTATGGGACGACTTTGTCGTTGAATTCGACACAGGTTGGACAATAATCAAAGATACTGGAGCAGATGTTTCTATTGCTGCAGATACTGTAAACGGTGTGGCTGTAATCACTTCTACCGCTACTACTGATAATGACGGCGGCTCTATACAAGGTAATGAGATTTTCCAACTGCCTAATGTTGCAGGGGAAATGCTGTATTACGAAACTAGAATTTATGTTGACTCTACTTCTGGTTCTGGTGCAGGACAAATGGACGTTTGGGCAGGTGTTTGCGAAAATTTTGCTACTAACCCAGAAGCAGGGTTTTTAGTAGATAACCGCATAGGCTTTGCCTTAGATGACGGAAGTGCTTCACTGCGATTAATCACAGAAGCCGGTGGTACGAAAAAAGAGACAGTTACTGATACTACACTAGACATGGTAGACGGGCAGTATGTAACTCTTGGGTTTACTGCTACTAAAGGTGCGGCGGTTAATGGTACTGATGTTGTTAGGTTTTATAGAAACAAACAACTTATCGGCTCTCATACTACCAATATCCCAACTGCTTTGATGACACCTGCGGCTATCTCTGTAAGTGGAGACGCTACTGGAACTAAGAGCATGGGTATTGACTATATATTGACTGCTAGTGATCGCGGTGTAAGTTATTCACTTAGTCCATAATCATGGTTACTCGTAAAAGAGCTCGTACACAGACCGGGAAGTTTAGAGGGGATGACCCCTCTACTCCCGATATTAACGAAGCATGGGAGGAACCATCCGTGGCTACTAAGAAAACAGTAGTAAAGAAAAAAGCAGCTCCTAAGAACAAAGCGGTAAGCGGAGCTCCTGCTCCTGGATCTGCTGCTCATAAAGCAATGTTGTTACGTGGAGAAATTAAGGAGTAACTTATGGCAGGTTCAGATGTTCTATCGACGTTTATTTTATCGTCTGAAATAGCGGCTGCCGATCCAGACGGTGTGTGTACTTCACAGACCACAAGTGGTGCAGGTAATCTGACGATAAACGGTGCTCTTGCAAGTGCAGGTGTAGCGACGTTAGTCCCCTCACGAAACTTGACAATTACTTCTGGTGGTTCCGATGAGTCAGGTAAAACATTCACCGTGACAGGAACTGATGCAAACGGCAGCACAATCACAGAAGCAATTACGGGTCCGGGAGCTTCAGCAACAGTTGTAGGAACAGTAATTTTCAATACAGTCACACAAATTGCAGTGGACGCTGCACTTGCAGGTAATGTTACTGTAGGGTCTGGGGATAGTCTTTCCTCTACTATTTTTGCAGGAAGAGCAAGAATTCGTGGTGTTTATTTTGTTAATAGCACTAATGCCGGAACTCTCAATTTTGTGAATGGAAACAACGGCAGCACCGTGATGAAAATCTTTACAACAGGAACAGAAAAAACAGCCGATTATCCTGATATACCCGATGAGGGTTTGTTATGCACTACAGGGGCGTACATGAATTTTGCAGCGACTGATGTGACTGCAATTACTGTGTTCTACAACTAATAGGAGGTTTTATGCCTTTAGTAGATGGTAAACATTATCCCTACACACCGGAAGGAAGAGCAGCAGCACGTGAGGCAATGGACGCAAAACGCCAAAGAATGCGCGATGGTGGTGAAGTCAAACGAGAAACGGAATCTAACTCAATTGATGATGCTTTCAAAAAAATGGATACACCTACAAGTGAGGGTGGCACAAAAGGCACTTTTACGGCGGCGGCTACAAGAGCAGGATATCCTAACACTAAAGCAGGTCGCACAGAGTACGCAAACGCTGTCTTGGCTGATGACAACGCCACAACCAAAATGAAACGCAAGGCTAACTTTTACAGAAACTTTATTGCTTGAGGAAAATACTATGCCTAAGAAACAAGGTTACGACGATCGTTTAGATGATTCAATGGGTGGACGCAGTGGTCGTAAAAGTCAAAGTGAAAAAGACCGTCGTGACGAAAGCGAGGGTATGGAAAAATCTATGGGGCGTAGAAAATTTGCAGCCGTAGGCACAATGGACAAAGGCCGTAGAAAAATGAGAGGCGGTGGTGAGGTTCGTGGATACAGGGATGGGGGTTTAGTTACAATGGCCTCACGTAACACTACTGTAAGAGGCCCACATGGTAGTAATGCCACACCAGAAAACACCAATGCACACAAGTTGAATGCAATGGGTAAACTTAAAGGATAAAAATGGCTACTTCTGGTTCTACTAACTTTGAGTTAGATGTTGCAGATTATATAGAAGAAGCGTTTGAACGATGTGGTCTAGAAGCAAGAACAGGTTATGATTTAAAAACCGCACGTAGGTCTTTAAATTTAGTTTTTGCGGATTGGGCTAATAGAGGTTTAAACAGGTGGACAATACGTACCACTTCTATTCCTTTAGCTGTGGGGGTTGGTACATATCCTGCTGGTATACTCACGCTTTCTGTAACTGCTTCTGCTAACTTTACTCTAGGCGAAACTATAACAGGTGGCACGAGCGGAGCAACTGCCAGCGTCACCAGTTTACCCAGTGGTACTTCTATTGCGATAAGTGTGCCAGTTGGCACTTTTCAAAGTGGTGAAACCATTACTGGTTCTAGTAGTGCTACCTCAACTACGACTACAGCAGTTGTGGATTTTAGTGACGTTAATGCCACCATTGATTTATTGAGTGCTGTTATTAGAACCGACGCAGGAACAACAAACCAATCGGACATCACGTTGGGTAGAGTAAGCCGAGATCAATACTTGACCACACCAAGTAAACTCGAGCAAGCGGAACCAAGCCAGTATTATGTCAACCGCTTAATAACGCCGGTGATTGAACTCTGGCCCGTACCAGATAATGTGCAAGCATATAGTATTGTGTTCGACCGCTTGTATCGTATACAAGATGCTGACAGTCAAGTTGAAACAGTAGAGGTTCCCTTTAGGTTTTACCCTTGTTTGTCTGCGGGGTTGGCTTACTACATGGCTCTTAAACGCGCACCCGAAAGAGTAGGCTTGTTGAAACAAGTTTATGAAGAAGAGTTTGATAGGGCAGCAACCGAGGACAGAGACAGGGCTAATTTATCATTAACACCGACTAGGGATTTTTATTACATCTAATGTCTGCTTACGCAACAGGTATACATTCAGAAGCAATATGTGACAGGTGTGGTCAACGCTTCAAATACTTAGACCTTAAAAAAGAATGGACAGGATTTAAAGTATGCCCAGAATGTTATGAGCCTAAAGCCCCACAGCTTTATCCATTACCTGCTCTAACTGAACCACAAGCACTGTATGAACCACGCCCTGATGTGCGAGCTACAATGACAGTTCTTGTAGGCCAAAGTATTTTCCCTGAACCAAAAAACATTAGTTTACAAGCAATGACCTTTGTTGGCACTGTCACAGTAAACACCGATGTTAGTGGGGTAACGGTAAGTTTGACAGGTGTGTCTTCTACTTCTGGTGTAGGTTCGGTCAGTGCTGCGCCCATTACTGTTTTTGCGGTTACCGTAGCTAATCCGGGATCTGGCAATAAATATTACATAGACAGTGTACAACAAGCGACATTGACCTTGAACGAAGGATCTATATATAGGTTTGATCAATCTGATTCTTCTAATGGTTCTCCGACTCATCCGTTGCGTTTCTCAACAATAAGCGACGGTACATGGGGAGGAGGTTCTGAGTACACAACAGGTGTCACGACTAACGGGACTCCGGGAACTGCTGGTGCTTATACCCAAATAGAGATAGCAACAGGCGCTCCGACTTTATATTATTATTGTTCAAATCACTCAGGTATGGGAGGACAGGCGAATACGCCTTAACACTATGGCTACTAAAAAACGTGGATTATATGACAACATTAACGCTCGTAAAAAAGCGGGAACCAGTAGGACAAAGGCTAAAAGCACCATCAGTGCAAAAGCGTACAAAAATATGCAAGCAGGGTTTCCTAAGAAGAAAAAATAACTATGGCTTTTACTTACGCACAACTAAAGACAGCGATACAAGATTACACAGACAATACGGAAACCTCGTTTGTCACTAATCTTCCTGTGTTTATACGTTTAGCAGAAGAAAAAATTCTTAAGGAAGTACAGCTAACTGTTTTTAGAAAAAACTCCAAAGGTAATATGTCTCAAGGTAATAAGTACCTAACTTTACCTGATGATTTTTTAGCACCGTTCTCTTTGACTTACATTACCACAGAGGGTGAACAGAACTTCTTGTTGTTTAAAGATGTTGATTTTATACAAACGTATACCCCTAATGAAGCCACCCAAGGTCTGCCTCGTTATTTTGCACAATTTGATGACGATGCTTTTATTATGGCTCCTACTCCAAATGCTGATTTTTCTACAGAGCTTCATTATTTTTATCGCCCAGCGAGTTTAACAGCCGGTGCAGACAGCGGGACAACATGGCTTAGTAAAAATGCGGAACTTACTTTATTATACGGCGCACTTATAGAAGCCTATATCTATATGAAAGGAGACCCTCAATTGATGGCTGATTATGAAAAAAGGTTTGTTCAGTCATTATCTGGGTTGAAGATGTTAGGAGAAAATAAACAAGTCACTGATCAATACAGGTCAGGAATGATTATAAGGCCAGCCACATGATGAGTTTTAAAGTAGGGATGCCAGCAGACTTCAAAGTTGATGTGCATACCTCAAAGAACAGGGGGTTTACCCCAGAAGAATTGGCACAAAGATGTGCTGATAAAATAGTGTGTATATCAGACTCTGTGAATGATCCTCTTGTAAAGGAACAAGCAGTGGCTTTTAAAGCTCAGGTAGCTGGCTACGTAGCACATTATATAAAACAAGGTGTACAAAGTGATAGGACGACGGTCTTTAATGCAATAAATGAGGCTGGTCATCCCAAATTAGCAGAACTTATTAGGAGGCTATAACATGGCTTTTACTGGAAATTATATGTGTACTAGCTTTAAAAAAGAGCTGATGCAAGGTATACACAATTTGTCTCTTTCGGGAGGCAATACTTTTAAAATGGCGTTATACACTGATGCCGCTACTCTAGACTCTACTACCACTGCGTATACAGCTTCTGGTGAAGTGTCTGGCACAGGGTACTCAGCTCCGGGAAAAAATCTAACGAATGTAGATCCTTTGACCAGTGGTACTACTGCTTATGCAGAGTTTGGTGACCAAACATGGACTACTTCTACGATTACTGCGCGGGGCGCGTTGATTTATAACGACACAGCTTCTGGGGATCCTTCTGTAGTGGTTTTGGACTTTGGTTCCGATAAGTCTTCTAGTGCAGGTGATTTTGCAGTAGTAATGCCGACGTTTAACTCTAGTAGTGCGTTGATTAGGATAGCCTAGCATGGCAGATGTAACCATTCGATTAGACGGATGGGGTCAAAATAGCTGGGGAAATGACCCTTGGGGGCAAACTTCCTCAGGTGTTCAGGCTACTGGAGGGGTTGGTCAGGTTACGCTTGCAGGTGATTCAAGCGTAACTGTTGGAGGTGTAGAAGCCACAACCGCTGTTGGAGATGTGCTAGTAAACGTGATATTTCACGTTACTGTTAATTTAACAGGTGTAGCCGCTACTGCTTCTGTAGGAACAGCAACGGGAAGTATACCCGTAACCGTTTCCTTAGAAGGATGGGGTATTGGAGATTGGGGTGACGCCGGATGGGGCTACTCTAATGCAGGATCGCAAGCAACGGGGGAAGTCGGCACGGTTGTTGCGGTAGCTCAAGGAACGGCTAATGTAACAGGTGTAGAGGCAACGGGCGCGGTAGGAACCGTTACCACTACGGGCATAGCTAATGTAACCCTCACGGGTGTTGCGGCAATCGGCTATGTAAATGCAGCCACGGCTAGTATTCCAGCAAGTTTTGGTGTAACAGGCGTGTCAGCTACCGGAGAAGTTGGTACAGTAACGCAACAAACAAACATGACTGTCAATTTGACAGGGGTGCAAGCAACAGGATTCGTTGGAAATACATTAATGTGGATAGAGATTCAGCCATCACAGACACCGAATTGGGTCGAGATAGCAGCATAAAGAGGATTAAAAATGGCAACTTATGTTAATAATTTGAGATTAAAAGAGATTGCCACAGGCGATGAGAGTGGCACTTGGGGTACTTCTACCAATACTAACCTTGAGTTAATTGGTCAGGGTCTTGGGTATGGTACAAAACAAATGTCTGCTGATAGTAATGAGACATTTACTATGGCAGATGGTGGTTCTGACCCGACTCGCGCTTTTTATTTAAAAGTTACTTCAGCGGTTAGTTTGACTACTACTCGCACACTTACTCTTGCGCCTAATACCATTTCTAAAATGTGGATCATTGAAAACGCTACCAGTGGCGCTCAATCACTAAGCATTAAGCAAGGATCTGGTAACGAGGTCACTATTGCTAATGGTAAAGCGGTCATTTTGTATACAGACGGTGCAGGAGCTACGGGTGCTGTAAACGATGCGCTACAGTTTGTAGACGTAGGCGACGGCACAGTAACTTCGGTAGGCGGCACAGGTACGGTCAACGGGTTGACGTTGAGCGGTACAGTCACTTCTTCTGGCGATTTAACACTGGGCGGTACGTTAGCCAATGTCGATTTAGCGGCAGCAGTCACCGGTACTTTGCCGGTAGCCAACGGGGGTACAGGTGCAACGACTATAACTGCTAATTCAGTTGTGATAGGCAGTGGCACTTCACCATTAAGCAGCGTAGCTCCGAGTACTTCGGGCAATGTATTGACAAGTACGGGTTCTGCTTGGGCATCTAGCGCACCAACAGGCCAACCCGATCCTACACTGACAGGTGTAAATTTATCGGTTACTGCCGGTACGTTTGTGGTAGCTACAGCAGGGAGCATTACGATTACTTTACCGGCAGGACCGTCGGCGGGTGACTTTGTCATTGTCAAGGATGGGACCGGAGCCGCAGCAACTACGAGTTTTGCGGTAGCACGTAACGGTAGCAATATAGCTAGTTCAGCTACTGATTTGACCTTTGACAAGAACTTCGCTGAAATAACAATG